CACAAATGATATTTGATACAAACCAAAACAGAGATGCAAACTTTACTAATTCAAATGAAGAGGCAAAAGCATTAGGTGGTCAAGGTAATAAAGTGATACAAACAGCAACGTATGATGATGATGGCAATGCAACATGGTCAAAGCCAGAACCATTTTTCTATTCACCAGTGCAAGAAGCAATTGATAAAAATTTTGGAACAGAAGTTTACAACACATGGGCAATACAAGGTGGTTTTCAAAACGAAATTGCCAACATACAAAACTTTAATGAGGTTGAAGATTTACTTAATGACCCTAGAGCTACAACATCTGGTTTATCTTATGAATTAGCCCCAGAAAGACTTACAAAATTGTATGAGGCAGGTTATGAACCAGAAAAAGATGCAAATGGCAAAACTTATGCAGTTAATAATGCTTTAGATTTAGTAAGGGCAGTTGTATTCCAATCTTTAAAGAAAACTCTTGGTGGTCAGTTTACAGAACGAGAGGCAGAAAGATTAGTAGAGGCAACATACAATCCTAGTTTGCCACCAGAGGTAAATTTAAGACGTATCATGGTGCTAAAAAGTAAAATGATTGAAACTTTTAGGTCACAAAAAAGAGCAGTTGATTATTTTACAAAAAACAATGGTACTTTATTTGGATATGACACAACTGTTAGTGGTATTGATTTAGCAGAATTATCAACACAAAGTATAACTGATTATGTTGATAGGGTTGCTACGGAATCATTTAGTGCAAAAGATTACGCAAGTATGACTGATGACCAAGCAGGTGCTTATTATACCCATAAAGCATCTCGATTAGAAAAAATATACATGAAAACACTGTTTAATATTAAAGACTAAAAAAAAGGATAATAATCAATGGCAACACTAACTAGAAAATCAAATAATGAATATCCAATTATTACCATAGGTAATGATGGTTATGCTGAAAACACTGATACGTTAAGTGATGGCACTTCACTAGACGCATTTGATAAAGGGTTTTTAGATTACGCAACATCAACAGTAAAAAATGTTGTGCCAAGTGCAGGTAGATTTGCAGGTGGTATTTGGGATATGGTAAGTCAACCATTAACCACTGCAAAAAACATGTATGGATTAGGAAGTAGTGTTATTAGTTTAGTCAGAGATGGCGAACAAGGTAATGAACAACTGGCTAGAGATGTAGGGGAATTTTTTGCAGATAGATATGGTGGGTTTGAAAACGTAGCACAAACATTAAGAGATGACCCAATAGGTTTTCTTGCAGATGCAAGTATGATTTTAACTGGTGGTGCTATGATTAGTGCTAGAGTACCTACTGTTATGGCAGGTGCAGTTGCGAAGAATATAAACAAGGTTGCAAAAGCAATAGACCCAATAAATGTAACCACAAAAGTAACTGCTATGGGATTAAAAGGTGGTGGTATTGTTGCAGGTGAAGTAATTGGTAGTTTAACTGGCATAGGTTCTAAGGCATTAACTACTGCATACATGACTGGTTATACTGGTAAAAACTCACTAGCATTTACCTCACACATGCGAGGTGGTGTTGATAAATTAGATAATACATTAGATAAAGCTAGAAGTTTAATTGAAGACTTAAAAAGTGGAACTAAAGAAGTTTATATAGCAGGTAAAAATGGATTAAATCTTGCTGACACACCGATTGACCCAAATATAGTTAATAAAATTTTATTGGATTTTAAAAACAGTAAAACATTTAGTGGTGCATTAGAGTTATCAAAAGAGGCAAGGGCAAAATTAGTAGCAGTTGAAAAACTTATAGCTGATTTTAATGCTAATAAGGGATTGCATAATGCTAGAGGTTTAGATTTTCTAAAAAAACAAATAGATAATGAATACCCAACTGGCGTAAATCAAGGTGATGCAACAGTAGTTATTTCATCAATAAGAGATGCAGTTAAAAAAGCAGTAGTTAAAGCAGTACCAGAATACGCAGATGTTATGAAAACTTATGAATCAGCAATTACTTTAAGTAAAAATTTAGAAAGTGGTCTTGGATTAGCGGGAAATGCCTCTGCACAATTAACTTTGAACAAATTAAATCAATCTATAAAAACTAATAGTGCGTCACAATTTGGCAACAAAGGAAAACAACTAAGTATTTTAGATAATACTGGTGAATTAACTGCAATGTTGTCTGGCGATGCTTTAAATACTTATCAACCTAGAGGTTTGCAAAGTGCGATGACTGGTGCAGGTGTCACAGCATTAAGTTTTGGCGCTGTTCCAGCAGGTTTAGGTTTGCTATCTGTAAGTTCACCTAGATTAATGGGTGAGGCAAGTCGTTTAGCAGGTCAGGTTGCAGGTAAAGTATCGCCATTTGTAAATCCTGCTATTAAAACTGGTGTTGGATTATCACTAGCAGGTCAGTATGCAAACCCATCTAATAACATGGGTGACTTTAAATTAGAACGCAAAAAAGGGTTAATAGAATAATGAGTATAACTGCATTTAGTACCACCGCCTCAGAGAATGGTGGTAGGTTAGTTTCTGGTAACATGAATGAAAATCAAAGTCCTTCATCACTTAATGACGGAGTCCGTTCAGCAATGGCAATGCTTCGGTCTTGGGCTAATGATTTAGAGTGGTATGAATATGGAACTGGTTCTAATACCACATCATACACGAGAGTGTCTGCAACTTCAATTTCAATGCCTGTAGATGCAGTTTCTATTTTTCATGTAAGCAGAAGAGTAAAAATTAAAGATGGCACTGGCACAACTGTTTATGGGAGAGTAACTAGTTCTACCTACTCTTCACCAAATACTACTTTAGTTTTCCAATTTGATAGTGGTAGTTTAGGTTCTGGAAATCCAATTAGCGTTAAGCATGGTATTGTTTCCGCAACAAATACATCACTACCAAATGTTGTTCCCACTGGAACTATTCTTTTAAGTGGTGGCGCAACTGCTGATAGTGGCTATTTATTTTGTGATGGCACTGCTTATTCAAGAGTAACTTATTCAGCTTTATTTACTCGCATTGGCACTGCTTATGGTGTTGGAGATGGTTCAAGTACATTTAATTTACCTAATTTACAATCAAAGTTTCCAATGGGTAAAGCAAGTGGTGATAATTTAGGTGATACTGGTGGGTCAATAACGCAGACTCCAACTGGCACAAACTCTGCACCAACTTTTACTGGTACAGCTTTTACACCATCTGGTTCAGTTAGTCTTTCTGGTACAGTCGCAGGACATTCAATTACTCAAGCACAATTACCTAACATAACTTTACAATCTACTGGACTTGCCAAGCAAGAAGTTTCACCTGCAAACAGAGGTTCATCATCTGGTGGTGGTGCAACCTATACAAACTTATCAGTTCCTTTAGGTGGTTCAAACCAAGCACACTCACATGGTTGGTCTGGCTCTAGTTCATTTAGTGGTGCAAGTGTAACACCATCTGGTTCAATAAATACACCAACTTTTACAGGTGGCGCAATGGATATAAAAAATCCATATATTGCGTTAAATTATCAAATTAAATTTTAAGGAATAAAAATGGGAATAGAAAATTATAGAATTTCACCTGCAAATAATCAAAATGTTTTAGCAACTGGTTCGGTAGCTGAAAATACTGCACCCTCAACATTGAATGATGGAGTCAGACAAAGTTTAGCTGATACTAAAAATTGGTATCTTGACGCAGAGTGGATTGAGATTGGAAATGGTGAAACAGCGACCACATATACTAGAGTTAGTGGAACAACTATAACCATTGGAGCAAATGTTATTTCTCAATATCATGTAGGAAGAAGAGTTAAGATTAAAGATGGAACGGGAACAACAATTTATGGTCAGATAACATCTTCAAATTATACTTCACCAAATACTACTGTTGTTATGAATTTTGATAATTCGACATCTATTGGTAGCGGAACAATTACTTCTGTTAAATTAGGTATTGTTTCTGCATTAAATAGTTCTATCGCACCCACCGCACCAACAGGTTCAATTATTATGTGGTCAGGTGCAACTATAATTGACAACTGGTTATATGCAGACGGAACAATGGTAAGCAAGACTACCTATTCAAATCTGTGGAATTTATTAGGCTCGACTTATGGGACTCCCTCTGGAAGTGACTTTTATTTACCAAATCTTAAAGATAAATTCGTTATTGGAAAAGGGGCAACATACAATACTCTTGGTGCAACGGGTGGAGCTTCTACAGTTACACCATCAGGAACTAATTCAGCACCAACTTTTACAGGCACAGCTTCTACCCCAACTGGTACTATTACAGTAGCAGGTACAACTGCAAACCATTCTTTAACCGAAAGTCAAATGCCATCACACCAACACTTTATAACAAATACTGGAAATGGTTTTCCAAACCAATTAATCTCTAACCCTACTTTTACAATGACATCAAACAGTAATGGTGGCGCAGGAAATAATGATTATACTGGGTTTTCTATAAATGCAGTAGCTAACGCAGGTAAAACAAATTCGGTAGGTTCTGGTACAGGTCATAATCATAGCTTAAGTGCTACGGGAAGTTTTACTGGAGTAGAAAGCACACCAGAAGGTACAATAAATACACCAACTTTTACAGGTGCAAGTGCCTCAATCATTAACCCATATATAGCACTTAGTTATATTATTAAGACCTAATATGACTACAAAACAAATCTTAACTCAATTAACACAAATACAAAATGATGTACACGAACTCAAGACAGGTCAAAAACTGCTTGAAAAAGATTTATTTATTTTAAGGACAAACCATTTTCATCATATCCAATCCAGTCTGCAAAATTTATGGAGATTTAGTTTGATTGTAGGGTTCTTTATATTAGTTATGTTTGTTGACGAGATACAAACAATATTCATTGATTACATTATTAAATAAAGTGTAGGTAACAAAAAATTATTAAATAATAAGCCAAAACTACACTGATATGTCTAAAAAATTGGTTGTTGTTCATATTGACTATGTAGTCTGAATACACCAATCTTACAATTATTATTATATGTCAAGATGACAAAGACAATAGCCCAGAAGGGTGTTTGGGCAGAGGCTATCGCCAAAGCTCACTTTTCTATTAAAAAGCATTGCTTAGTATATGAGCCATTATCAGGTGTTGGATTGTGCGACCTTGTTGTTCTGAATACACATACTGGTGATACAGATAAGTATGATGTCAAATTTTGTGGCATGAGATTCTTTAGAGGAAAGATGCGACCAATCAATAGAGTGGCTAGTGATAAACAAAAAAAACTTAATATCAAAATAATATATGTCATGGAAGATGGCACAATACGAATACCAGAAAGAAGAAAATGGAAAACAAAGACTTAATATTAGAAGAGACTCCAGTTGATTATGTGGACTGGAACTACCCTTATTTCAAAATAGAAGAAATGTTATGTAAACACACTGGCTTTCTTGGGTATGATGCAAATTTCATGGATAACTTAGTTCTTCTTAGAGAAAAATGTGGATTTGGTTTTCCCGTATCAAGCTATTATCGACACCCCACTCACCCTATAGAATCTAAGAAAAAAAATGGCGGTGGGACACATACATCGGGCAAGGCAATAGATTTGTCTTTAGATAGAGAACGAGCATTTATTGTTTTAAGAACAGCCTTAGATATGGGTTGTTTTCTTGGTATTGGAATACAGCAAAAAGGTTCAGGGCGTTTTATACATCTTGATACTTGTACTGCTACAGAAGGATTAGCAAGACCTACTATATGGAGTTACTAAATACAGTATGGGCTATCATGGTACTGGCAAATTTACAGTATGGCGAACCTATAACTAGTAATTACCAGTTAGTAAAATTTGAGAGTAAAATTTCATGCCAACAATTTTTAAAAATAAACAAAATTAGATTGAGCCATGAATTAATTCATGCTCTTGAAAATTTAAAAAAAGACGGACTCGTGGAATTAAAATTTACATGCGTTGTTGATGAAGGAGAACCAGTATGAATCCATTTATGTTAATTAAACTTGCAAAACCACTTTTAGGAATCGCAAGTGGGTTATTTAAGAATCCATTAGTGAAACTTGTAGCTGACAAGACAGTTGGGGCTATAAATCACAATATTGAAAAAAATAAGATAATTAGAGTTAAAGAGATAGAGGGTGCAACGAATATTGATTTAGCACACATTAAAGCACAGAAAGACAGCATCAAAGATGAGTTGTGCGTATTGGTATTCCTTTCTCTTTTAATCGCTCATTTTGTTCCTTATACGCAACCTTTTATGGATAGAGGGTGGGAAATATTGGCAAATGCTGACCCAATGTTCTGGATTCTTATTTCAGTGGTTGTAGGTGCATCAATGGGTGTATCTGGAATTACAAAACTTAAAAAATAGCTTGGTAAAAAACAATCCTTATCACCCTTACACTAAAAAATATCCCAAGACGGATATAATGGGTGTCTGTCCGATTTGTAATAAAAATGTTACAAGGGGTTCAGGTTGGATTATGCAAGAATATTTTGAGCCGAGCATACATAAAATATTTGTACACCATTCAAGATATGACAAGTGTTTTGAAACTCATTGTAAGCAAGAGAAAGAGCAAGAAGAAAACAAAAGAAAAAAAAGTCTTGGCTTTCCTCTCAACCCATTAGAAGAACTTTTAAAATAATTCATTATCCTTAAAATCTTGAATATCTATTTTATCAAGTATTGTATTAGTAAGTGCAATGTATGAACCTTTAGTTACATTTAAATCTTCATGCCCCATATAGACTCCAATATCATATTCATTCCAAATTTCATGTGCTTTCCATTGGGTAGCAATCCAAGAGCGGAAAAAATGAAATGCCATGTACTCAGGCATAGCAAATTTCCCAGTCATAAATTTCCTAAATAATCGCAACCTTGTTGGCGCTGAATAATAACGACAGGTCTGAATCCCAAAATTAGTATTACCCATAGCATGAGGAAATAAAATTTCATCAGGGTTATGAATTAGAGGATTATTTTTTAATTGTTCAATCCAATTCGTTAATTTTTTATATAACCCTCTACCAATAGGAACAGGTCTATTATCACCTGCTTCTGATTTAGTATGAGCAACCCACCCTCTAGCTCTATCACATTGACCATTCACTTGAATAAAATCAGTTGAGTTGTTACCTCTCTTTATATCCGAGTATTTCAACCCAAATAACTCTGCATTCCTTAAGCCTGTATTTGCAAAGGTATATAAAATCATGTGCCACAATGGGAACTCTTCATATGTACATTGCTGATTAAAAAATTCAGCCATCATGGGTATAGTCCAAGTGTGCATCAGTTTTTTTAATTTAATTCGTCTAGCTTTACTATCTACCCTGAGAAAGCCACTCTGCTGAATATACTTTTCAGACCTATAATCACATACCCTAAATTCATTATTCATATTGTATTTAACTCTTGCAAAACTTTCTACTTGTCCAAGAAAACCAAACATTCTTTTAGTACGAGATATACTCACACCCACACCTCTTTGACTTTTCACATTGGCTACTGCTAAACGAAAAGCGTCATAATCAGAATAGCCCCATTCCTTAAATGGCTTTCTTGCTATCTGCTCATCAGTCCTCACTATATCACTAACTACCCCAAGTTGATTCACAGTACGAGTAATCCATGCCTTATCACGATGTCCAAATGTTTCTTTACCTCTGAAATCAATTTGCATATTAAGTATCATCTCAGCTACAGTATGATTTAGTTCTTTACGACTAACCCTTAGTTTGCCCATTTTATGCATATTTAAGAGGCGTTCCATCTTAGGGTATAAATCTTGTCTCTTAATGACAGTAATTCGTTGTCTACCTAAGTCAGTGACTTTTCCTTCTATCGGAATATAGGTTTGCCATTTGCCATTACCTAGCTGTGTAATCTGAGAGCCAGATAATTTTTCATACCAGTCTCGTTCAATATTTAATTTATCCATAATGTTTATTAAATTCCTTTCTATATTTTTTAGGTACTTTATGACCATCACAAAAAGTTTCTTCTAATTTATTGTCGACTACAAAAGCCTCATTAAAACCATCTTCATATCCATCAACAGTTTTATTACATTGTAAAACAATCCAATCTTTAGATTGGTCTATATGTTTTAAAAGTTCTATAAGTTTATTAAAATGACTTACATCAGCAAATGCTATGCCATCATTTACATTGCTAATAATTTTCCATTCATAATGATATTTAATTGTCATTTATATATCCTTAATTGTTTCTGTTTTTATTGATTCTTTAAAATGCTGTTTAATTAAATCTTTCATATCCAGAACGATTTTATTTTGTTTGCGCCTTTTCGAAGTTAGTAACGCTTTATACGCTTCACACTTGGTTGTATTAGCCAATCGAATACTGTTCATTAGCTCAAAGTAGTTTCCTTCTTTTATTTTTTTCTTTATTCGCATTATTGGGTCACCTTTCCTTTTTTGTCTAATTTGTTAGTAATGGCTACATAATAGCTATAGTAGCCAATGTTGTCAATAGTGGCGAATGATTGCATATTCACTATTATTGCCTATTCACTAAAGTGTTGACTGGAGTGTTTAAAATTGGCTAAAATGTTAGGTTTATCGAAAAGATTCGTCTTATTGAATTCACTTCGAATCATTTGGCGTAATGTTATAGAGAGCAAAAAACTGGCGGTTTGCAACGCTTATTTGACTAGAACAGTCTACAGGGTAAATCGTGGCGATGTTTTTGCAGGTTGATAAATCTTAACTCTCATACAACCTCTATCGCAAACTTATCTTGAAAAAACTGTTGTTCTAACTCAAAATACCTAGTCTAGTTACTTGTTTCTCTAAAGTTATAAGCCATTTTTATTTAGCCTTATTCACTTAGTATTCACTTTGGTAACTTTTACTATTCACTAGTATTGAATTTTATTCAATGATTATTTGTAGCCAAGTTCACATTCAAGAATCTCTTGCTGTATGGCTTCTTTTTTAGCGTTGGTGTAGTCACGCTGACATGGGTGGGAACAATATTTTTTGTTTTGTTGTTGAGGTGTGTTTACTTGGAACGAATCACCACAATTCACACAAAATTTATTAGCAAACATCACTCTTCTTTACCTTTGTTTATTTGGTTATACTTATCAATTAACTCTAGTAGCACTTGTCCTCTAGTTGCATACCTTCTAGCTATAAAATAATTACTTCTACCATCATCTTCTGCCTCTCGTATTCTTGATAGGTACTCTTGCTTCCTCTCAATATTCATATGCTGTCTGATTTTTTCGATAGCTTTATCAACTTCAACTGCTAAATGACGTTTAAGCATAAAAGCTACATTATGATGAGTTACATTCTTATTTATATATTTAGGTTGGTTTTGTTTAGGCATTAGTAAAAGTCCTTCTCTGTTGAATTTTCAGATAATCTGTTTTGTGGGTCTAAGAATAGATTTGGTGCAACTTTAAATTCTTCCCTAAAGTCAGAAATTTTATCTAAGTTATCAACTAAGTAATTACATATAACACCAACAAATCCAGACTTAGATAAGTCCTTTGTATGTTTTATAAAGTCACCTATCTCAATAGCTTTATTAAAACTTATAATACTTTCCTTAACTAAAGTTGAAATGGTACTATCTTCTGGTTTAATCTTAATAGTTACATGAGTAATTATTGGATTACCTTGATTATCAACTTCATTAAATCCAAATATGGCATGGACTCGCCATGTATCAACTTTAAATTTTAAGATAATACTTTCTAATCTATTGTCTTTGTTCTTATTCATAATTTTTAACCAAATTTTTCTGTTCGTCTAATTGAGACGCTAGTTGACCTGCTAGAGCTATGTAACCACAAGCATCTATATAATCATCAATGTTGTGCTGACCTTCTTTAGTTCTAGCAAGTTTAACTTGAGCCATCATTAGTAATGCATCTGAGGTTGTAACGTCTGTATTAATGAAAGC